AATGAAATCACTTTTAATAGAAACACATTTATTTGAGGGAAAGATTAACGAAGACGAAAATGGAGTAGTTTTGGTTAAAGGTGTATTGCAAAGAGCAGATGCACAAAACCAAAATGGTAGAGTGTATCCAAAGCAAATATTAGAAAGAGAAGTTGAAAAATACCAACAGCTAATTAAAGAAAAAAGAGCATTAGGTGAATTAGACCATCCTGAATCTTCAGTGGTTAGTTTAAAAAATGTATCTCATAATATCAGAGAATGTAGTTGGAATGGTAATGATGTAGTTGGTGTGGTTGAAATCCTACCTACTCCATCTGGAAACATTCTAAAAGAATTATTAAGAGCAGGTATCAGATTAGGTATATCATCAAGAGGTATGGGTTCAGTAGAATCTATGGGTGGTAACAAAGTAAAGGTTGGTGAAGATTTTGAATTGATTGGTTGGGATTTCGTATCAAACCCATCAACACAAGGTGCATTTATGGAATCATTAAATGAATCGGTAAAGCATCAATTAAATGAATCTATTGGAACTGATGTTTGTGGTGAGTGGTGTAAATCACAAAACTTAATTAGAGAAATAATCGAAGAATTAGCATAATGGCATTAACCAATATAGAAATTCATATTGCAAGAGGAGCTTCTATGGAAGAATCTCAAAAAAATTTAGAAAAGGCATTAAAGGTTTTAAAGAATAAAACTTTTAAATTAGGTATAGTAAAAGAATTAAGAGAAAGAGCTGAATACACAAAACCTTCGGCTAAAAAAAGATTACAAAGGGAAAAAACTATACACAAAAACAAATATTTAAATAATTTTTAATAATTTCTTTAGTTTTCTAAAAAAATTATATATTTATTTATAATTGATTCAAATACCTCATCTTCTTATATGAGGTCACCCTATAATCAACTAATATCATTTGGGCACAAAATCATTAGTCCAAGCAAATTCACAAAAATAAGATGAATAGCAAATTGTTAAAAGAAGCAATTGCAGACGCTAAAGCCGTTAGAGAAACCGCATTAGCAAACGCAAAAATCGCTCTTGAAGAAGCATTCACTCCGAAATTGCAATCTATGCTTTCTAGAAAATTACAAGAAGAATTAGAAGGCGATGACCAAAAAGAAGAGGAAGCTCCAGAAATGACTCAAGAGAATGATGTATCTTCTGAAATCGGTAAAGGTGATGGTACTAAAATGCCAGCAGCCGCAGCTTTCGATTCAGCAGCAAAATCAGACGAATTAGCAGCAGCAGATGTTGACCAAATTTCTGCAGAAGTTGGTTCTGAAGATGAGAACACTGAAAAAGTAGCAGGTATCACTGAAGGAGAAGAAGAAGAAAAAGACATCACAGGTGCAACTCCTGATTCAGCAATGAATGAAGAAGAAGGTGATGAAGACGATTTAGATATCGATGAAATCATCAAAGAATTAGAAGCAGAAGCAGATGTAGATGCAGAAGAAGCACCGGTGGCAACAGTTGAAGGAGAAGATGCTCCAGAAGCTGAAGAAGCACCAGCGGCAGAAGCTCCAGCAGCTGAAGAAGCTCCAGCAGAAGATGAAATCGATTTAGATGAAATCTTAAGAGAAATGGGATATGGTGATGACCAACCTGAAGAAGAAGCTCCAGTAGCTGAATCTGATGATGCTGATGCAGATGATGCAAACGCAGAATTAGCGGCTAAAGAAGCTGAATTAGGTGAAGCATACGCAGTTATCGCATCTTTAAAGAAAACTATCAACGAAGTAAATCTTTTAAACGCTAAGTTATTATATGTGAACAAATTGTTCAGAGGATATAACTTAACAAACGAACAAAAATCTAAAGTTGTTGAAACATTAGATAGAACTAAAAATGTAAGAGAAGTTAAATTAGTTTACACTACAATTGCAGAATCATTTAAAATTGGTTCAACTGCAACTAAGAAAACTGCAACTAAACTTACTGAAAGTTATGCATCAAAACCAGCACAATCTACTGCACCTGCAAAACAAATTATCGCTGAAGATAATTCTGCAGCAGATAGATTCAGAAAATTAGCTGGTATTATCAAGTAATTGAACAAAAAAATTAAAAACAAATAACAAAATGGCAAACTTTAATGTTAAATCATTATTAGAGGCGAAAAATCCTCAAGCCGTAATGTTGGAGCAAACTAGAGGTTTAAGAACAAAGTGGGAAAAAACATCTTTGTTAGAAGGCTTAAAAGAAAGAGACCAACATTCAATGGCAGTGCTTTTAGAAAACCAAGCACAACAATTATTATCTGAAGCTAACGCTACGGGTACTGCAGCTGGATCAGAAGAGTGGTCTGGTGTTGCTTTACCATTGGTAAGAAGAATTTTTGGTGAAATCGCTGCGAAGGAATTCGTTTCAGTTCAACCAATGAACTTACCTTCAGGTTTGATTTTCTTCATGGATTTCAAATATGGCTCAAACAATCAAGGAAAAACTTTAGGTGATTCTTTATATGGTGGTACTGGTGCTAAGTTCGGTAGAACTGACGCTGCAACAGGTGGTTTATATGGTGAAGGTCAATATGGATACACTACGGCTCCATTTGTATCAGCATCTGTAACTGCTGCAACTATCACTGATGCATCTCACGCTGATACTGGATTCAACGCTGCATACTCTGCATCAGTTGAAGGAAAGCAATTAAGAAAAGTAGTAATTGCTTCTAGCTTATTAACAAATGTAGATTTAGAAGGTATCAAATTAATCCAATTCACATCAACAACTGGTTCAGTAGCCGCTTCAGGTTCTGCAGTTCCTTCTGCTGATGGTAATATGGATCAAGTTGCTGAATTAGCACAACACAACTATGCAGGTTCTACAATTACATTGTTCTTCTCTGCATCTTCTGCAACTGCTTTCACAACTGGTTCTAAGACTTTCACAGGTCAATTATTAGCACACTATCCAACACAACCTGTTGCTTACGATAGAGGTGATTTTGAAGATAGAGACCCAATCACTGGTGGTCCAGATGGTGGTACTAACTTGAATATTCCAGAAGTTGATTTGGAATTGAAGAGCGAATCAATCGTTGCTAAAACAAGAAAATTAAAGGCTGTGTGGACTCCAGAGTTGGCACAAGACTTAAACGCTTATCACTCAATTGATGCTGAAGCGGAATTAACTTCAATGTTATCTGAATACATCTCTTTAGAAATCGACTTAGAAATCTTAGATATGTTACAAGTTAATGCATTGACAGTTGATTACTGGTCAACAACAGTAGGTGAAGAGTATAACCAATCAACTGGAACTTGGACTGCAGGTTCTTCTTCATTGGCATACCAAAAATCAACTTGGTTCCAGACTTTAGGAGTTAAGTTAAACAAAGTATCTAACAAGATTCACCAATTAACTATGAGAGGTGGTGCAAACTTCATCGTTTGTTCTCCAGATGTAGCTACAATTTTAGAATCAATCCCAGGATTCCACGTGAATGCTGAGAAAGATGCATTACAATTTGCAGCTGGTGTATCAGTAGTAGGTTCAATCTCTAACAGATACACAGTTTATAAGAACCCTTACATGACTTCTAATCAAATTTTATTAGGATTCAAAGGTGCTAACTTCTTAGAGACAGGTGCGGTATATGCTCCATATGTACCATTGATTATGACTCCATTAGTGTACGACCCAGATAACTTCACTCCTAGACGTGGTGTTATGACAAGATACGCTAAGAAGATCGTAAGACCAGAGTTCTATGGTAAGATTTATGTTAAAGATTTAGCTAACTTGTAATCTTCGGATTCAGTTAAATAAATTAACATCATAAAATAAATTAGGGGGTGAGTAATCATCCCCTTTTTTATGTCTTTTTTATATATAATAATATGAGGTTACATACAATAAAGGATAAGTACGAAATCGGGAAGATTAAGACTTACGAAGATGTTCCAGGTTGGATAGGATGTGCAGAAGACATCTATAATATAATAATTCAAAAATTAGAAGATGGTGATTCAATAGTTGAGATTGGTACATTCTTTGGTCAATCTACGATTTATATGGCATCTTTAATCAAAGAAAGTGGAAAGAAGATAAAATTTGATACAATAGATTCTCTTTGGCAAATTGATGCGGATGTTAGAAGAGGGGATCATCCCAAATCATTTTATGAATATAGATTTTCCGAACAACTTAAAGATATTCCAATTGATGAATTAATTAAAGCTCATTATCGTTTATGTGGGGTTGAAGATTATATCAACCTTATGATTGGAGATAGTAGATGGTTGTGGAAATGGTATGATGAAGAATCTCTTAAGTTTGTATATGTAGATGGTGACCATAACTATGAGATTGTAAAATTGGATTTGGATAATTGGTGGAGTAGAGTTAAAGTAGGTGGATATATGGGAGGAGATGATATAGATGCTTATCCATCAGTTTTAAGAGCAATGAATGAATTAATAGAAAGAGAAAATATACCATCGGAAAATGTACAAATATTTCCAAATGCGTTTTTAATAAAAAAATAATATTTATACATATGGAAGAAATTTTATCAATATTACTGCATAGTAGAACACAGGCACATATTTTTCATTTAGGTGCAAAGGGTGAGGGTTCATTTGCAATTCATAAAGCATTAAATGAATACTATGATGAAATAGTAGGTATTACGGATAGTTTAGCTGAAAGTTGGCAGGGTAAATATGGTATTATTAAATACAAAAATATTACCGGATTGGATCAATTCGAATCCAAAGAACAAGTAATCGAATACTTTGAAAAGATATTAAAAATAGTAGAGATAAAGAGAAAGGGAATTAAAGAATCTTATATCCAAAATCAAATAGATAATGTAGACCAATTGATATATTCTACACTTTATTTAATTAAAGAGTTATCTTAACCATCTTTATTTCGTAATTTAATATTTATAGACAAACAAATTACGAAATGTCGGTAAATTCAACAATAAATCATTATCCTGGATCATCTTCATTCGAATCGGGGCAAACTCCATTCGGTATTTACGATGATGATAGTTATTTTTCAGATGATGCCCCAAAAGTATCCTTATGGTGTGCTAGAAGATTGGGTTATCCTATCATCGATGTAGAATTGATAGATGAGCAGTTTTATGCTTGTTTAGAAGAAGCTACATCTGAATACTCTGCGCAAGTTAATCAGTTCAATATTAGAAATAATTTACCTGTTTTAACGGGTCATTCTACATCAACAAATTTTACGGGTCAATTAGTGGAAGGTTCATTTCTTCCAACAGTTGTAAAGATAAGTGATGCTTATGGAACTTTAGCAGGAGCAGGTGGTGCAACTGATATTAAAAAAGGATTTATAAGTGCAAGTGCAAATGTGCAGAATTATGATTTAAAAACATTATTTGCAGATGTATACGAGAGTGGAAGTAGAATAGAAGTAACTAAAGTTTATTTCGAACCTAGACCGGCTCTTTCTCGTTTCTTTGACCCTTATGCAATTAGTGGTATGGGAACATTGAATATTACTCAAGAATTTGGATTCACTTCATTCTCTACTGCTACACAATTCGTATTACTACCTTTTTATGAAGATTTATTAAGAATTCAGGCAATTGAGTTTAATGACCAAATTCGTAAATCGGCGCATACTTTCAATATCGTAAACAATAATTTACAAATATTTCCTGTTCCTACAACTGATCAAATAATTTGGTTTGAATATTTTGTAAGAGATGAGTGGGAAGTAAATTCAACATCGGTTAGACCTGGTGTAATATCTGATTACTCAAACATCAAATATAATTTTATTCCATATAGAAAGATTAATGATGTGGGTAAACAATGGATTAGAAAATATACATTAGCACTTTCAAAAGAACTATTAGGAGCAATTAGAGAAAAGTATAATACTATTCCTATTCCTGGTGGTGAAACAACTTTAGATGGTGCTGCTTTAAGAGCAGAAGCACAAACGGAAAAAGAGGCTTTAATTACACAATTGAGAGAGAATTTAGATGAGGTTAGTAGAAAAGTTCAATTTGAAAATAAAGCTAATGAAGCCAAACAACAACAAGAAATGTTACAAAAAGTACCACTTGCAATATATGTTGGATAATGCCTAGATTTAATTCGAGTAGAGATATAAAATTTTTTGAGCAGATTTCTTCTGAAATGGTTAATGATGTAATTGAACAATTGGTTACATTATTTAAAGTGAATGTATTAGAAACTGCTTATAACCTTTATGGTGAATCTATTAATAAGAAATACTATAAAGGAATGGAAACATATTGTATGATTGAAAGAGGAGATACTGAAACTAATTATGAAGGATTTGGTGCAGATACTGCTAGAACTTCTAATTTCCGTTTCAATAGACATACTTTAATCGATACTAATTTTTATCCGGAAGTAGGAGATGTGGTTTATATGGATGGGTCTTATTATGAAATATCAAATGTAAGAGAAGACCAATGGATAGGTGGGCAAGGTGCGAATAAATTTTCGGTTATATGTGAAGCATTCTTAAGTAGAAATACTACGATTGATTTAGAACAAATAGTTAGATAATGGCAGATAAAAACTTTTCTAAGATAGTTAAGCAGGATGAATCCAAAATGTTAGAAATATCATTATTGGATGTAGATTCTATTATTGCAAACTATATGGAAAAACATTTAATTCCAGAAGTTGAACAAAATGGTAATAAGGTAAAAATTCCTCTTCTTTATGGAAATGCGGAAAGATGGAAATCTGCTAAAAAAGACGGATATTTAAAAGATAAATTAGGTAAATTACAATTACCTTTAGTGATGTTTAAAAGAAATTCAATTGAACAAACTGATTCAATGAAATTCTTAAAAGATTATAGAATAACTTATCCGACTGTAAAAAAATATTCTCAAAAACATGCATATGATAGATTCTCATTATTGAATCCTGATTTTAAAAGAAGATTTGAAGCATATGATGTGAGAATGCCTAACTATGTAACCTTAACTTATGAGGTTGTATTTTGGACTGGATATACGGAACATAATAATAAAATTATAGAACAATTTCAATATGCAAATGAGCAATATTGGGGTGAAAGTAATAATTATAAATTCAGAGTTATAGTAGGTAACTTTGATAATCAACAGGATATAGGCGCGGGTTCGGAAAGAATAATTAAAACAACTTGTACTTTAAGCGTTAATGCTTATTTATTACCTAAGAGATATGATAACCAACCTACAACTCAAAAAGGATTCAGTATTAGAAAAGTTGTTGTATCAAATGAGGTCTTAATACAAGGCGGAGATGGTTATGATGTAAATGGAAAACTAACAACATCATTAGAGAAACCATTAGATAAATTTGGTAATGTGATATTAGGAAATAAATTGGAAAAAGAATCTAATGATATATTTGGTGATCCTCTTACGGATGAATTTGGAAACGAATTAATAGCAGAATAATATAGTATAAGATGCCAAAAATTTCACAATTAGGTACTATTTCACAATTAACAACCAGTAGTGTTTTACCGGTTGTAGATGATGGAGCAACACAAAAAGTTACTTTACAAAAGGTAGTAGAATTTGTATCAGCAAGTTTAGAACCAGCTTTTGCAACTGATATAGAATTATTGAGAAGTGCTTCGGCTATTACATCTTCTTTGAATACTTTTGCATCTGCATCAGTTTTATCCGTAGCAACTAAATTATCAACTGCATCTTTCGAAGCATACACTGCATCGGTACAAACAACTAATACTTCATCTTTATTATTAACTTCATCATTCAATACTTTTACATCTTCTTATAAAACCGATAGTGGAAGTTTTGATAGTAGAGTTGATAATTTAGAATTAATAAATGTATCACCATTTTTAAGTGCATCTACATTTAATATATTCACTTCTTCATATACAACTCATAGTTCATCGTTTGATAATAGATTAGATATAGTTGAAGGAATAAATGTAACACCATTTTTATCATCTTCAACTTTTAATACTTATACTTCTTCAAATAATACTACTAATACTACTCAAAATAGTAGATTAACATCTTTGGAAACTAATAGTGGTTCATATCTATTAAAATCTGAAACAGGTTCATTTATTACCGAAGCGGAAACAGGAAGTTTCTTAACATCTATTCCAAATGGTATTATAAGTTCATCTGCACAAATAACTGCATTTGGATTTATAAGTTCATCACATACTGATATAACTGCATTAAATAATTTCACAACATCAATTGATAGTAGAGTTGATGGATTAGAGGCAGCAACTGGTTCTTATTTAACTTCATTAAACGGAGCAATTAGCGGTAGTGGGCAAATAACTTCATTAGGATTTGCATCTACATCTTCGGTATTAAATATTGATACATCATCATTAGTAACTACATCTTCGTTTAATACATATACTGCAAGTATTTCAACTGCAAGTTTAGTGAATAGATTAAATTCAATTGAAAGTGTAAGTGGTAGTTGGATTACTGAAAGTGAAACCGGTTCATTTGCTTTAAGTGCAAACTTACCAATTGTAACTCCGTTTTTAAGTTCTTCAACTTTTAATACTTTCACATCATCATTAGTTGGAGTAGTAAGTAGTTCTACTCAAATTACAAACTTTGGATTTGCAACAACTTCATCGGTAGTAAATGTTAATACAAGTAGTTTGTTATTAACATCTTCGTTCAATATATATACCGCTTCATTGGTTGGGGCCATAAGTTCTTCAACTCAAATAACTAATTTAGGATTTTCGATAACTTCTTCATTAGCAGTTGTAACACCATTCCTAAGTTCTTCAATATTCAATGCATTTGCGACAAGTTCAAATACATTTAGTAGTTCAATTAATACATTCACTTCTTCTGCAAATACTGCGTTAAGTAATGTTTATATTGCAACTGCATCTTTAAACACATTCACTTCTTCATATACAACTCATAGTTCATCGTTTGATAGTAGAATTAACTCAATTGTAAATGGTAGTGGATTTGCAACAACATCTTCATTCAATGCTTATACCGCAAGTATAAACACATATAGTGCAAGTATAAACACTTACACTTCTTCGATGAATTCTTATACTGCAAGTATAAATTCAACAACTGCTTCATTAAATGGTAAAACCGGTTCTTATGCAACAACTGGTTCAAATCAATTTAAAGCAGACCAAACAATTACGGGTTCATTGACGGTAACTGCATTAACTACAATTAGTTCATCTATATCCGCAAATAGTTCATCGCTTTATTTGACAAGTGGTAGTAATTTATATGTTCAGAACAATGGATTAGTTGAAATTACAGGTTCATTGACAGTAAGTGGTTCAAATAATATAAATTTAGTAGTTCCTGTCTTAATAATAGGAACGGGAAGTGGAGATGAAGGTGGTGAAATAAATTTAGCAAAAGCAGCAACAAACACAACTTTAACCGGTAGTGGTGTGACCGTTGATGTGTATAGAGATAGAATAAGATTATTTGAACAGGGTGGTGATGCAAGAGGTGTTTATATTGATTTAGCTAAAACTCCAGCTGGTGTTGCGGGTGAATTGATGTGGAAAGCTAGTGGAATGGTAAACGCCGGAACATTTGTAACATTAGATAATATAAAAGCAACTCTAACATCAAGTAGTAATAGAGGATTAAGTGTAGCAACAGTATCTGGAACAGTAACCGGATATATATCGGGGCATTATCAAGGTATATTGAGTTCATCGGCAGGAACTTCTAGTACGACTAGTTTATCAACAACTGCAACTACTTCAATATTTGGGTGGAACTTTGGACAACAAGGTGATATGTCTACTTACATTTTAAGAGATGATACAAATAGTAGAGTATATAGAATTATTTTGATAATTGGGGCATCATACAACAATAACTTTATTTCAATAGAAAGATTATATTAAAAGATAATGGCAATAACTTTTTTAAATGGATTTAGAATAGGGCCTACTGAATTATACCCATTCAGTTCATTTACATTTACATCGGCTGGTATAACTGGATCAAATGGTCCTTCTGGATCTGTATTATTAGCTGCATACACTGGTTCTACATCTGGAAGTTATTTTTCAAATTTATTATATTTTACCACCGGTGCTTTTAATGGATATCAAGTTTGGACAGTACCTCAAACTGCAACTTATGAAATTGAAGCAGCGGGTGCAAGAGGTGGAACTGCCCCTGCGTTCTCCGGTTCATTGACATGGGGTAATGGTGCAATTATTAGAGCAAGAGTTCCTTTAACACAAGGACAAAAACTAATGATGGTTGTTGGGCAAATTTCTGATGCATTTGGTGTAAATGCAACTCTTGCAAATTCCAATACATATCAAGGATTCGGTGGAGGAGGTGGTTCATTCGTAACTGTTTCGGGTTCAGTACCAACTCCATTGGTAGTAGCCGGTGGAGGAGGTGGTAGTGGTAGATATAGTCCATATGCAGCTTCTACTTTTACAGGTAAAAATGGTACAACATCCCCATCAGGTTCGGGATCCGTAAGAGGTGCAACGGGTGGTGGCGCAGGAACCGGAGGTCGTTCTCACATAAACTCTGGATCTGTAACATCATTAAATGGATACGATGGCGGTGGCGGAGGTGGATTTAGTGGAAATGGACAAAATGGAGATGGAACTTATACAAGACCATTTATAGGTGGAACATATGGTGAAGGTGGTAATTCATTTTTAAGCGGTTCAAAAGGTGGTAATGCATCTACATCTTGGGGAGCACCCCCAACATATCCCGCATCTTGGGGTGGATTTGGCGGAGGAGGTTCTGGTAATGGTATCATCGTAGGCGGTGGTGGAGGAGGATACTCCGGAGGTGGAGGTGCTTGGGGTAATGGTACTCCTCAATCTGATGGTGGCGGAGGAGGTGGTTCATTTGTATCATCAAGTGCAACCACATTATCAACATCCGATGGTAACTATGATGGATTAACTACATTCAACGGAAGTGCAATTACAAATCTTTCAGCATACAATAGTGGAAGTGGATATATTAGAATAACAAAAATAGGTTAGTAATATACATTATTTTTTCAACCTTATATTTATTAAAGAATTCAACAATTAAATTATAAATGGCAACATTTCAGATAAGAAGGGGTAGTAGTAGTTCTAAAGGAACTCTATCATATGGAGAACCATATTTTAACGCTGATAGTCAAAGCGTAGTATTTGGTGCGAGTGGTAGTGAAGAAATAACATTGGTAAAATTAAATACCGGAGCTTCATCAACTTCAAAATGGAGTGGTTCGTTAGCAAACTCTGGATCACTTTCTTTGACCGGTGATATTACTGCTTCTAATGCTTATTTCAGAGGAGATGTTTATATCAGTGGTAGTATTCAATTAGGTGATAATGCGGTTCAAGATACTATTACTGTTATTGCGGATTTTAATTCGGATTTAGTTCCTAACGATAATGCTCAATATAATTTAGGTAGTGGTGGAAAATATTGGAAAAGAATATATGCAGTAACGGCATCTATTGATGAAATTACTGCGGTAGGAAATGTAACTGCGTTTTCTTCATCATTGGATTCAAGAATTAATGCACAAAGTTTAAGTTCTCTTAATTCATATACCGCATCTAATAATACAAATATTAGTGCAATTCATACTGCAACCGCTTCATTAAATACTCATAGTTCTTCTATTGATAGTAAAATAAATACAATTCACACTTCGACAAGTAGTTTAAATACATTTACTTCTTCTATCAATACAACAATAAAGAATAAATTAAATGCGGATAATGTTGTATCTGGATCTTCTCAAATTACATTTAGTTCAATAACTGGATATTCTACTTATAGTTCTTCAGTTGCTACAACTACATCTGCGAGTAATGCAAGAATAACTTCATTAGAAGCTACAACTGCAAGTTTAAATTCTTATACTTCATCTAATGAAAGTGCTAAGGCAACTCAAAATAGCAGATTAACTTCATTAGAAACTAATAGTGGAAGTTTAAATACTTTCTCTTCATCAGTTGCAACTGGTATAGAGTTTACGGGATCAAATGTAACTATTAAAGGAAACTTTTTAGTAAAGGGGACTACGACTACTATAAACTCAACTACAATTGATGCAGGTGATAATATTATTTCATTAAATGGTTCGGCAGCATCAAATGGTGGTTTAGTTGTTAGAGATGCGAGTGGAGCTTCATTGGTTTCTGGATCTTTATTGTGGGATACTACAAACGATTATTGGATTGGTGGTAAATTAGGTAGTGAAGAAAAAATTATTTTAAGTGGTGAATTTACAACACTTTCTTCTTCAGCACATAATAGAATTTCAACATTAGAAACGGAAAGAACAAATATTCAAACTTATACCGCTTCTATAAACTCATATACCGCATCTAATAATACAAATATTAGTGCAATTCATGTTTCAACTGCTTCATTAAATTTATTTACTTCTTCAATCAATACAACGATAAAAAGTAAATTAAATGCCGATAATGTATTCAGTGGTTCTATACAAGTTGATATAACTGGTACTACTAATTATTCAACATTTAGTGCTTCAATTGCGGCAATAAATTCAGCGGAAGAAACTAGAATAAATAATTTAGAAATTGTAAGTGGAACTTTCTTTGCATATACTGCTTCTAATAACGATACTAATTCTACACAAAATAGTAGAATTGCTTTATTAGAAAATTCAACTGCAAGTTTAAATACATTTACATCATCTGCTAATGGTAGATTAAATTCTTTGCAAACTGAAAGTGGAAGTATTAGAAGTGATTTTAATACACATACTTCTTCGTTTAATGTTGCAAGTTCTTCATTTAATACAAGAGTTGGTGCATTAGAAACATTTAGTTCTTCATTAAATACTTCATTTGTATCTGAAGTTGAATTTGGTGCATGGAGTGGTTCAATTCACTCATTTACCGCATCAGTAAACTCAACTACATCTTCTCAAAATAGTAGATTAAATTCATTACAAACTACATCTGAATCATTAAATTCGGCAACTGCTAGTTTATTTGTATCATCATCTCAATTAACTGCATCTTTATCACAAATTTCACAATCCTTCAATTATAGAATTAATCAATTCGTTGCAGGAACTGGATTTTTGGATGCATTTACATTTGAAGGATATACTGCTTCATTGGAAACTTATACATCTTCTATTAATGGTAATTTAACTGCAATTCATACTGCAACTGGTAGTTTAAATAGTTTTACATCATCTCAAAATAGTAAGAACACTGCTTTATTTACTGCAACTGCTTCATTAAATTCATATACTGCATCTAATACAACAAGTATTAATGCAATACATGCATTTACTGCATCGGTTAATTTAAATAATGCGGCTCTTAACACTGCAAGTGCTAGTTTAAATTCATATACATCATCTCTTAAAACTGCAATCGAAACAACTGGTTCGAATGTAACTATTATTGGTAATTTATTAGTTAAAGGAACAACTACACAAGTTGATTCTACTACTCTTAATATTGGTGATAATATTATTCAGTTAAATGCAGCTGGAACTTCTAATGGAGGTTTAGTTGTAAGAGATGCAACGGGTGGTTCGACTATAAGTGGTTCATTATTATGGGATGTAACAAATGATTATTGGAAAGCAGGAGTAGAAGGTTCAGAACAAAAAATTGTTTTAGAAGGAGTATTGAATTCATATACCGCATCTAATAATACAAATATTAGTGCAATTCATACTGCAACCGCAAGTTTAAACTCATATACTGCTTCTAATGATTCTATTAATACAACTCAAAATAGTAGATTAACTACAATTGAAAGTAGATATGCAACAACCGGTTCAAACACTTATAATGGAGACCAAAGAATTACCGGTTCTCTTTATGTATTAAATGATTTGGTAGTATATGGTTCATCATCGATAACTTATATTACATCATCTCAACTTAATGTTGATATTTCATATATTTCGGTAAATGTTAATGAACCATCTGAAAGATTTGGAGGATTAAAAGTATATGATAGCGGTTCATCAACTGCAACTGCATCATTGGCATGGGATTCGTTGAACAATAGATGGATTTATCAAAATGCTAGTGGAAGTTCATATAGCGGTGCTATATTAATAGCTGGTCCTAGAAATACGGGTTCATTAGGTGACGAAACTACCTTAACAAGTGGTAGAATTCCTAAATCAGTTGGAGGAGACCATATTGATGATTCAGTAATGAGTGAATCAAATGGTAGTATTGGAATTAGTGGAAGTTTAGTAGTAACAGGATCAATTGTAGCAACTGGTACATCATTAGTAAGTGGTTCATCTCAAGTTGATTTGACTGCAACTACAAATTATGCAAGTGGAATTTTAAGTAGATTAAATGCAGTTGGAGTTGTAAGTGGTTCATCTCAAATTACTGCGGGTTCAACTACGAACTTTGCAAGTGATGTAAAATCTCAATTAAATACTAATACAGTTGTAAGTGGGTCTTCACAAATTTCAATCGCTTCTACAACTGGATTTGGAACATATATTAATCAGGCAATTTTAACAACATCAAATGTTCAAATCAATTCATTAGGAGTTGGTATGGCGGCATCTGCTACTGCGGGTAGAATTGATGCAACAAATGATGTTGTGGCATACTCATCATCTGATAGAAGATTTAAAACTAATATTGTACAAATTGGTTCTCCAATTCAAAAAATTAAAGAAATTGGTGGTTATGAATTTGATTGGATTCCAAATGTTGAGCATGGATATGATGGACATGATGTTGGGGTAATTGCTCAAGAAATAGAGGCAGTTGTTCCAGAGTTAGTTCAGACAAGAGAAAGTGGATACAAAGCTGTTAAATATGATAAGTTAGTAGCATTACTAATCGAAGGTATAAAAGAACAACAAAGTACAATAGAAAAGTTAGAAGCTAGAATTAGTAAATTGGAAGGTGGAGAGTAATTAAAATATTTGATTATATTTTCTTTACCATATTTATAGTAGATTAAAACAAAACAATTTATTAATTTAAAATGTCAGCGGGGAAATATTCATTTACAATAGAGCAAGGTGCAACTTATAGATTCGGTATAGAATATACTGATGCTTCTGGATCATACATTGATTTACAAGGGTATGATGCTCAAATGCAAATCCGTTCAGATTATGCGGATAATACTAAAAACAAACTTTTTGCAACATTGCCATTGATAACATCTTCTGCGGCACAAACCGGAAGTTATTTGGCATTTAGTGGAAGTGCAGGAACTGGTAGTGCAGCTGCAATAAGTGGTGCAGTATTGGTTTATTTACATGCAGATACAACTGCTACTTTTACATTTGAAGAAGCGGTTTATGATATTGAGTTATATAGTGGTGATGAAGTTTATAGATTATTAGAAGGAACAATCTTAAACAAAAAAGAAGTAACTAGAATTTAATAATGGCTAGTAATAAAGTAATCATAAATAGTGAAAATAGTACAGTTGTAGTAACCGAACCCGTTGAAGGTGCTAGGATTGTAAAAGTGATTGCTGCTGGGCCTCAAGGTGCCAGAGGTGAAGGATTTAACTCCGTATCATCTTCTCTTAACGAAAGAATAGATGTATTAGAGGCATTTAGTGGTTCTTACACCGGTTCATTTAGTGGAAGTTTTTTCGGAGATGCAAGTGGATTAGTAAATATACCTGCAGGAGGAGTTGTTGGATTGCAATTAAATCAAATTGCAAGTGGAGATGTAACCGCATCAGTTAGTAGTGGTGGAACTGCTTTTAGAATATTTGATAATAGTGGAGATTTATTATCATTTTCGGATCAAGGAAAACTTTGGGTTACCGGTTCAATAAGTGCATCTTTAATATTTGGACAAGTAGTAAGTGGTAGTGAATTGATTTTTACTAAATTAAGCACATCACAAAGTTCAGATTCTCAATTAGTAATAGGAAACATTTATAACAATTATACAAACAAACAAACCACTATTTTTAAGAATGGTGATGTTATATTAAGTGGTAGTATGGTATTACAACCTCAATCATCTGCTCCAACGGCGGTAAGCGGTGGTATATATTTCTCTACCGATGGTTATTTTTATTTATCAGATGGCTCATAACATAATATATCATAATATCTTTTTGTAAAGATTTATATATTTATATGTGTTATTTAATATAACCCCAAAAACTCATAAAGTAAAAATATAACATGGCACAGTGGAAAAAAATTATAGTATCCGGATCTAATGCGGATTTAGCTATTGTATCGGCTTCAAACGCAATTGTAGTTGGTGCAACTGGATACAATAAAATAGGAACTAACCAATCAAATACAATTTTATCCGGTTCGTTCACCGGTTCATTTGTCGGAGAAGGTAGTGGATTAACCGGATTGGTATCAACCTTAAATATTAGTGGTTCAGATGCTTCTACCGGAGCAATTCAGTTAAAGACTCAAGATTTAACAATTACCGGTGCCTCAAATGAAATTAATACCACAGTTAGTGGTCAGACGGTAACAATTGGATTGGTAGATAATCCTACAATTACCGGTGATATTACAATCGGTGGTAATGATATTAAAGCAAGTGATGGTAATACAAATATTACTTTAACTTCTAATACCCTAACTACTTTTGCAGGTGATGTGAAAGTTGGAGGAAATGATATTCAGGCATCAGATGGTAATGCTAATATTACTTTAACCTCTAACACTTTAACTACTTTTGCTGGGGATATTAAAATTACCGGAAACGACATTAGTTCATCTACTGCAACTGCTTTAACCTTAAGTGGTGAAAATGTGACAGTTGTTGGAGATTTGACAGTTGGTGGTAATGATATTAAATCAAATGGCGGAACAACTGCTATTACATTAAATGGTTCTGCTGTATCGATGCCAGGAGCATTGACAGTTGGTGGTGATTTGACTGTAAATGGTGATTTATCATACTTAAATGTAACTAATTTAGCGGTTGAAGATAAATTTATCTTATTAAATAGTGGTTCAACAAATCCAGATGAGGCCGGTTTAGTAGTTGATGAAGGAAGTGGTATTGGACATGCATTTGCATTTGATGCTGGTACTTTAAGATGGGGATTCAGTGGATCATTCGATTCATCTGCAACTTCATTCGTACCCGATGCATATGTAGCATCAGTAGTAACAACTGATATCCCTGCATATCAACAAGTAGGTAATATCAGAGTTGAAGCAGGTGAGATTTACATATATGTTTAATAATTAAAATAGAAATAAGGTTATGGGTATTTTTAGTAAAGTTGCAACAAAAGAACCAAAGCAACAACAAGAACAACAAGTTGAACAACCAATTCAAAAAGAAGAAGTTCAACAACCAAAAAAGGAAAAATCAACGGGAGTTGATTTAACCATCGAAGAGTTTGAGTATCTCTTTAATTTAATTAAAAACTCAACATTCAAAGGTACGGAGTTAGAAATAATTTATAGTATCATACTCAAATTACAAAAGAGATATTTAGAGAAGAAACAATAATCCGAAAGGGTTATTGTTTTTTTCTTTTATTAATAAAATCTAATATTTATTGTTGATATTGTTGGCCTGAAAAGGGAGTGGGCACATAAAGTGTTACCAACCGCGATAGAAAAGAAATAATCAATTGAAAAGACTCATAATGGGTAACACCCATAGTGTGTCATTCTTATATTCTATCCAACCTGTATTTTTCCAACAATACTAACTTTCAAATCATAGTATTAAATGCCAAATTGGAAAAAAGTCATTGTTAGTGGTTCGGATGCTTCCCTTAATAATTTAGAAGTAATTGGAGCAGTAACCTCCTCAATATTCTCCGGAAGTCAATTCACAGGTTCATTTTATGGAGATGGTAGTAATTTATCTGGAATTGTAGTAGATGATGGGTTACCTAATAATAGTTGGGATTTTAATATTCCCGATGAAACTCCTATTAATGATTTCCTAACACAATCATTAGTATATTTAATTGATTTTAATAACCTACCATTAGTAGGAACTGAAGCGGGTAAAATTGGTTGGTTTGGTAATTCTTCCGGAGAAACTCAATTAATTCCTTCAAATACTGGATTATATATTGTAGCTGGAGATTCAACAGTTGGATATATTACTACAAACGGATATAGTGGTAGTATAGTAGGTATTGGAAATGTGATGAATTTTAGTTCTTCAGTTGATGGAAGATTAAGTGGGTTTGCAACAACTGGTTCAAATCAATTTAATGGTTCTCAATCAATAAGTGGTAGTATAACTTTAAGTGGTAGTATTGAAAATTTAAATTATATAGATTTTAATACTGCATCAGCGGCTCCTGCTTGGAAAAGTGGTAGAGTATATTGGAATAATACGGATGGATGTTTGGATGTATATAATGCGGAAGCAGATGTAACCCTACAAGTTGGTCAAGAAAACTGGACAAGAGTATATAATGGAACTGCTTTAACTATTACAAATGGAACTCCTGTTAGAATTACCGGAACACATGGCGATACTCCTCAAATTCAATTAGCACAATCAGTAGCGGTATCAGGTAGTGTAAATTTAGTAAATCAAATAATTGGATTAGCAACTCATGATATTGAATCACATACTTTTGGATATGTTACAACTCAAGGTTTGGTAAGAGGAGTTAATACAAACGCATTTAATGATGGAGATACTCTTTATGTTTCATCATCAGCAGGTCAATTGACAAATCAAGCAATAGGAGCACCATATGAAATCATTCCAGTTGGAGAGGTTGTAAAAGCAGGTCCAGGTGGTAGTGGTATAATTTATGTTGCAGTTCAACAGCCATTAGATTTTTCTGATTTAAGTTCGGTATATGTGAGTGGAACATTTTCAGATGGAGATTTATGGCAATATAATGGAAGTGGTGTAAATGGTAAATGGAGACATAAATCAATATCTCAAGTTGGATTAGTAACTACCGGATCAAATGCATTAACGGGATCACAAATAGTAAGTGGTAGTTTGACTGTAACTGGTAGTGTAGCGGGAAATGTGATAGCATTAAGTGTAACAAGTGGAACTGCGAGTATTGATTTTAGAGCAGGAACATTCTTTACATTAACTATACCTTCTTCATCAATAACTCATATAACTGCATCAAATATGCAACCTGGATTAACTGCAAATCTTATTCTAACACAACAGGCAACAACGGGAAGTGTAAGATGGGATAGTGGTTTCAAATTCCCTTCTGGATCATTCAATACTGGAAGTGCAAGTGGAAGTGCGGTAGATATAGTTTCAATGATGATGGTGAATAACACAACAATATATTCAGTAGGAGCTAAACAAATACAATAATGGGATTATTTACTGCCATAGCATCATATCATCATACTCCTACAATAGTAGTTGGAGGAGATGCTCCTTCGGGAACATTAGTGACTACTCCAACATTAAGTAATGCTAGTATAGTTTCACAAAGTCCATTTAGTGGTGGTGGAAATGCATATTCATTAAGTGGTTCAACAACATCATATTTATCTGTTGCAGGTCAAGATGGTTTTGTTTTTGGAACAGGAGATTTTACAATTGAATGGTTTGAATATGATAGAGGAAGTTCTTCATTTCCACGTATATTTTGGTATGCAAGTAGTGCTGGTACAAATTCTCCGATTATCGGTTTAAGTCAGGAGGGTAGTGCTGCAAGTAGAACAAACTATGTATGGACTGGTGCATCGCCAACAAGTTTGGGAAGTACGGCAGTAACAACAAATACTTGGTATCATTTTGCATTGGTTAGAATTAGTGGTAAAATTTATTTGTACAAAGATGGAACTATAATGAATAGTGGTGGTACAAATTATACCTCAAATTTTACAAATAATACCGCAACATTTTATGTTGGTTCTAAATCTGGTGGTGGGTTATCATCAGAACAATTTTATGGTTATATAACTAACTTTAGAGTTGTAAAAGGATTGGGAGTTTATACCGGTAATTTTACAAAACCAACATCATCGGTAACAGAAGTAGCGAGTGCAAACCCGTATGGTGGTTCTAATACTTCTGCAATTCCAAGTGGTTACACAAAATTATTATTAGTTCCATAACATTTTGGATAATAAAAACAATATAATATTTATATAATATAAAAACGAATTAAAAAAAATAAAAATAGATGGCACTTAAATTTAGAAGAGGTTCAACAGCAGACAAATCCGGTTCATTATCATTCGGTGAACCATATGTAAACACCACATTAACTACGCTACAAGTTGGTGGAGCTAGTGGTGATATTACCTTTACAACGCAAGGAAATACTTCCGAACATATTGCGTTATCGGTATCTGCATCATCATTTATATCAGCATCAAAACTTCATATAACAGGAGATGGTGAAATAAAAGGTAATTTAGTATTAGGTGGTAATATTACAGTTGGAGATGCAAATTCAGATACTATTAATGTAGTAGCTAATTTAAGTTCATCTTTAATTCCTCAAACAACAAATGCATTTGATTTAGGTTCGGTAACAAAAGCGTGGAAAGACCTTTATATTTCAACTGCATCTATTAAAATTGTTGATACTTCTACTAATACAATTGTTGGTACATTAACTTCTAATGCAAGTGGAGATTTAAATTTAAGTGGTCAATTAAGTGCTAGTTCTATTGCTGGATTTGGAGTAGTTCAAACATATTCATCCTCGGTTAATTCTAAGATAGATGCAATTCATTCAACTACTGCATCTTTAAATAGTAGAGTTGGTTCATTAGAAACAAAGAGTGGAAGTATAGAACAATCATTCCACACTTATAGTGGTTCAATGAACACTTATACGGCTTCTAATAATTCTACTAACAATACTCAAAATAGTAGATTAAATTCATTAGAAACTGAAAGTGGAAGTGTTAGAACTGCATTTAATTCTTATACTTCTTCAAATGATTCTACTAATACAACTCAAAATAGTAGATTAACATCTTTAGAATCTAATAGTGGAAGTTTAAATACTTTTTCAGCATCTATTGCTTCCGCAATTCAATTAACTGGATCAGCGGTAACAATTAAAGGTGATTTATTAGTTAAAGGTGCAACTACAACAGTTAATTCAACGACTGTAAACATTGAAGATAATATCGTTCAATTAAATGGAAGTAGTGTAAGTAATGGAGGAATTCAGGTATTGGATTCTACATCAGGTGAAACTGGTTCTTTATTATGGGATAATACAAACAATTATTGGAAAGGTGGGCCGATTAATAATGAAGATAGAATTATATTAGCAGCTGAATACAATGCTTATACATCTTCTAATAACAATAATCATGAATCTCAATCATCTCAATTAACTGCGATTCAAAACACAACCGCAAGTTTAAATTCTTATACTGCATCGAATAATACTAATATTTCTTTGCATACAAATAGATTGAGTGCATTAGAGGCAACTACACAATCTTTAAACGATTTTAGTTCTTCTATAAATTCATATACGGCTTCTAATAACTCTACTAATAGTACACAAAATGGTAGATTGGATTCATTGGAAACTGAAAGTGGAAGTATTAGAGGTACATTTAATACATTTACTTCTTCTGCAACTTCTAGATTAAGTTCATTAGAATCGGAAAGTGGAAGTATTAGAAATGCATTTAATGCATATACTTCTTCAAATGATTCTACTAATACAACTCAAAATAATAGATTAACTTCATTAGAAGTATCAACTGGTAGTATAAACACATATACTGCATCAAATGATAGTAAAATAGGTGCAATTCACACTGCAACTGCATCGTTGAATACATATACGAGTTCACAAAACACTTATAATAGTGGTATAAACTCATATACCGCATCTAATAATACAAACATTAGTGCAATTCACACTGCAACTGCAAGTTTGAATACATTTACTTCTTCAATCAACACAACAATAAAGAGTAAATTAAATACTGAAGGTGTGGTTAGTGGTTCTTCACAAATTACCCTTTCATCAACAACTGGATATTCAACATTTAGTGCATCGATTGCTACAATGAATGATTCTACTAATACAACATTAAGTAGTTCAATCGCTGTAACTGATTTGGCACAAAATAATAGATTGGATACAATTGAAAGTAGATATGCAACAACCGGTTCAAACTCATTTATTGGAAATCAAAATATTACCGGTTCATTGTATATTTCTCAAGATTTAATAGTATATGGTTCATCATCTATTACTTATGTAACATCATCACAATTGAATGTTCAAACTTCATACATTTCAGTGAATGTGAACGAACCATCTGAAAGATTTGGAGGTTTAAAAGTTTATGATAGTGGTTCATCAAATGCAACTGCATCATTGGCATGGGATTCGTTGAACAATAGATGGATTTACCAAAATGCAAGTGGTTCATCATATAGTGGTGCGATGTTAATAATGGGTCCTAGAAATACGGGTTCATTAGGTGACGAAATTGCATTGACAAGTGGTAAAATAGCAAGAAGTGCCGGTGGAGACCATATCGTAGATTCAATTATAAGTGAAGTTGGTGGTAATGCAATTGGAATTAGCGGAAGTTTAGTAGTAACCGGATCAATAGTAGCAAGTGGTACATCTTTAGTATCAGGTTCATCACAAGTATCAACAGGAATCTATGCTGGTGTAAGTGGTGATATTACAATTGCTTCAAATGGTGTAGCTACAATCGCTGCTGATTCAGTAGCGTTAGGAACTGATACAACTGGTAACTATGTTGCTTCATTAGTAGCAGGAAGTGGTATCACACTTTCTAATAATAGTGGTGAAGGTGCAACTCCAACAATCGCTTTAACAAATAATGCGATTACAATTGCGGGACAATCTACTGCATTAGGTGGTACGATTACTGCAGCAACAATTGGTGCGGCAATCGGAGCATTTAGTGGTTCATCTCAAATAGACCACAACTCTACAACAAACTACGATGCTAATAAGCATGTGGATCACACTTCGGTTTCAATATCAGCGGGGTTAGGTTTAAGTGGAGGTGGAACAATTGCTGCGACAAGAACATTATCAATTGATACTGCAATAACTGCGACAGTAACTGGTTCTCAAACTTTAACAAATAAAACAATAAGTGGTGGAAGTAATACTTTAAGTAATATTGCAAATTCATCATTAACAAATAGTAGTATTACAATTGCCGGTGCATCAACTGCATTGGGTGGAACAATTAGTGCAACTACAATTGCAAATGCTATTCCATCTTCAACTATTACAAATGCACAATTAGTAAATAGTTCAATTACAATTGCCGGTGCATCAACTGCATTAGGTAGTTCGGTAACTGCTGCAACAATTGGAAACGCAATTGGTGCATTTAGTGGTTCATCACAAGTTGATGCAACTGCAACTACAAACTGGGCTAGTGGAATAAAAACTCAATTAAATACTAATACAGTTGTAAGTGGTTCATCTCAAATAGATGCAACTGCAACTACAAACTGGGCTAGTGGAATAAAAACTCAATTAAATAGTAATACAGTTATTTCTGGCTCTTCTCAAGTTACCGGTATTGGAAACTCTCAATTAACAAATTCATCGGTGACCGTAACTGCGGGAACTGGATTAAGTGGAGGAGGTGCAGTATCATTAGGTTCATCGGTAACTTTATCAAACGCCGGTGTAACATCGAATGTTGCTGGAACGGGTGTGACGGTGAGTGGTGCAACTGGAGCTGTAACAATTTCAATTGGTCAAGCGGTTGCTACTTCATCAAATGTTCAGTTTAACTCATTAGGAGTTGGAATGGCGGCATCTGCTACTGCGGGTAGAATAGATGCTACGAATGATGTGGTTGCTTACTCTTCTTCAGATAGAAGATTTAAGGATAACATCAAACCAATTGAAAATCCGTTAGAAAAGATTTCTAAAATTAGTGGTAACACATTTGATTGGAAAGAAGAAAATAAAATTGAGCACGGATACGAAGGAAATGATGTGGGTGTAATCGCACAAGAAATTGAAGCAGTATTACCTCAATTGGTTCAGACGAGAGAAAGTGGATATAAGGCGGTTAAATATGATAAGTTAGTTGCTTTATTAATTGAAGGTATAAAAGAACAACAAATTCAAATCAACGATATGAAAGTTGAGATTGAAAATTTGAAGAAACAAAAAGGTTTATAATAAATGTTTGATGTATATTTTACCACAGGTTTAGGTAAAATCAATACTGGAGTAGATATTTGGGTAAATAACTGGTTGAGTGAAATAAGTAATAACTTAGACACTCAGCCGGTTTTACTTATTTATAGAAACAAACCAATTGATTTTAATTTTGAAATACCAATTGAACACTATTGGTATAATGATGAAACCGGAAATCACAAAGATATATTTGAGGAAAAATTTAAGGAATGTAGGAGAGTAAATATATTACACTCTCATTATACTCCTTTGGAATTAATTGAAGAAAATTTAGATAAATTACATAGCTATATTATTCATAATGATTTAAGTAGAGTATATGTTCAAAGTGGTTTATCTGATACCGAATTTGGATGGATACCACATTATTCAAAAGAATGGGAAGATAAAATAATGGCTCAATCTAAAAATAAAATTTGGATTGGATTGTATAAATTGTATGAAAATGTATTTGATGGGTATGAAACAATTCCTTCTTATTATGAATTCAATATAAATAAACCATTATCATCTTTAACTAAGATAGGATTTACAAGTAGATGTGAGAGTAGAAAAAACCCACATTATTTGGATGGGTTAGAAGGATATATGTTTACTAATATAAGACCTTTTCAAAAAACATGGTTGAAAGAAAAGAGTTTAGATTTTAGTAAATTAAGAAAAATACAATACGAGAGTGAATACTCTGAAAAATATTATGAAATGGATTGGGGAATTTCTCATTCCGCTTTTACTGCTGAACCATTTGGATATTCAATATTTCAGAATGTAGATTATGGTAAATTACCTATATTAGAAAAAGAATGGTGTCCGGAAATAGAATATAAGTTTAGAGCTAGTAATAAAAAAGAATTTGTAAATATTTATAAGAGTATCATTGAATTATCATATGAGGAAAGAGAAAAAGAATTCAATTCTCTAAAAACTCAATTAATAGATAAGTTTGGTGATAAACAAAATTGGAAAGAAAAATTATTAAAGATATATAATGGCTAGAACATCAGGAGATACTTTATCGTTATCTAATTTGCAAGGAGCAACGGGAGCAGCAGCAAAATCATTATCATCTGCTGCTGGTACAACAACAGGGCCTATTGCAATGTCTGAATTCAGTATCGGTTCAGTAGATTCAATCAGTGGATATACATATGTAAAGGAATCAACTTCTGAAACATTTACATTAGGATTTACCGATGCTGGTAGTCGTTTTTTAAGTAGAGTAGGTTCAGTTAGTAACAATTTCAGTTGGTCAATAGATGCATCTTCTGAATTTTCTTTTCAGGCAAATCCTCCATATAACCCATCGGTAACTGCTGCGGCAATCGGTGGAGGTGCAACATTAGCGGCTCCAACTGCTAGAACAATTGGAGTAAAATTTGCTGATGGTTTTAATGATCATGCAACTGGATATAATGTAAACAAAACAAAGACCGTTTATAATGTAGATGATTATGCGGGTGCGAGTGGTTTATGTTTACATTTAGATGAAGATATTTTATTAGCAGATGGTACTACAAAAAAAGCTGGTGATTTGATAGAAGGTGATATTCTTAAATCTTATTATCCTCCTTATGCTGATCAATTAACTGATTATAACTTTTATGATTGGCAATATAAAACTCCTGGTGGTGTTCTTACTGATTCAGTTGTAACTGGTGTAGCATATACATTCGTTGATAGATGGAACATTGTAACAACTGATAGTGGTTCGGTAAAAGGTAATGGTGAACATCCAATGTTTGTATGGGATGTAAATGAAGAAGTGTATAAATTTAAACCATTAGGATTGATTCAAGCTGGAGATAAATTTATAAAAGTATTAGGTGATAATCAGGTAGAAGAAGTAGTGGTATTGGAAAACAATGTTCAAAATTCTACAATAGAAGTAGTATCAATTGACGTTGAAGAAGTTGATACATATATAGTAAACGGATTCGTAACTCACAACAAAGGTTCTAACTCATTTGCAGGATATTCTATTTCTGCGGCACCGACTGTTTCAATTTCAACAGTAACTATTGGAGGGGAAACATACAAAAGAGTAACAATATCATTAAATTCTGCGGTAGTATCACCTGGATCAACTGCTATATCAGCTAACTATTCATTCGATATTCAAATTGCATCCGATAGTGGATTTGGAACTATATTAGATGCACCAACATCGTTCAGTGGAACTACATATGATTATAAGACAGGAGCTGCAATTTATGCAAGAGCTAAGACGAATTTTGCAGGATTGGTTACTTCTTATGGATCAAGTGCGACAGGATAATCTTTTTTTGGAAATATTTTTTAATATGTATCTTAAATATTGAGGTTAGGAAAAAATCTTAATATTTATAGATATATATTTTATTACATTAAATAACATTTACAATGGAAGTTAAAAAGTTGTCGCAAGACGAGTTACAACAAATCGGTCAGTTAAGAGCGGATTATTCACAAATTTATCAATCTATCGGTTCAATTCAAGCCGAAATCAAATCATTAGAGATAGAAAACAATAAAAACTTTGCTATTTTAGAAGAGATTAAAAGTAGAGAAACTGAATTGTTTGATAAATTAAAAGAAATTTATGGTGTAGGGACAGTGAATTTAGAGAGTGGAGAATTCACACCATCAGCAGAATAACTTTTCGCAGCTGATTTTTATATTTATATATTGAAATAACAAAGAAAATTAAATTAAAAAAAATATGGCAGAAAAAATTGTATCACCTGGTGTATTTACGAGAGAAAATGACCTTTCTTTCTTACCACAAGGTATATCACAAATAGGTGCAGCAGTAGTTGGTCCGACAGAAAAGGGGCCTGCGTTTCTTCCTACTTTGATTCAAACTCAAGCAGAATATGAATCAATTTTTGGAACACCTAAAGATTATTATACGGGTTATGCAGTTCAGAATTATTTGAGAGATGCCGGTTCAGTAACAATCGTAAGAGTTGCTGGTTTAGGTGGATATGAATTAACTGATTCATATGAAATCATCGCTTCATCTAGTAATGGATATACGACTGTTGGTGTATTAGCACCTTCTACAAGTTCTAATGACCCTGCTCCTCTATTTACAGCTGGAACAAACGGAACATTTAGAGTAAGTGGTTCATCAATAACTCCTGTAAGTGCGAGTATTCTTACTGCAGATTCAAATACTATTGATGATATTTTTGGAGAAAACCCATTCTTCGGTAAGAAAATGTATGCTTATTCATTCTTCGATATCAGAGAAGCTGGTTCGGCTTTAAGTGCAAGTTTTGCAGGTATTGCGAATTCTTCTATATCATTGAGTTTTGCATCAGCATCTACTCAAGATTTTACATCTGATTATGATAATGCATCTACTCCATGGGTAATATCTCAAACTTATAGTGGTACAAGATATAACTTATTTAAAGTTCATACTTTAGCAGACGGTGATAATGAGAATAAGAGATTTAAAATTCAAATCTCAAATGTTAAATCATCTGATGGAACTAAATACGGAACATTCTCTTTATTAGTTAGAGATTACAATGATACTGATAAGAGAAAGACTGTATATGAGCAATACAACAATTTAGATTTAGACCCTAACTCTCCTAACTTCGTTGCTAGAAGAATTGGTGATAGAATTACATCAATCGATGCTAATGGTAAAATCACTGAAACTGGAGATTACACAAATAGAAGTAAATATATTAGAATAGAAGTAAGTGGTGAAGGAACTTATCCATTAACTGCGATTCCATTTGGACATCAAGGTTATTCAGTTCCATTAAATGTAACTACTCCTTCAACATTCCCTGTAATTACTTACACATCTGCATCATTTAGTTCTTCAGTTTACTCAAGTGGTATCAATTTTGATATTACAAATAACTTAAACTATTTGAAAGCATTACCTGCTAACGCAACAACTGGTTCAAATAAAGTATTTGCATTAGATAACGCAGTAGGAACTACAAACGAATATAACATCGGTTTAAGTTCTGCTGAAACATCTGATTCAAATCAATTGGCAATGAGAAACTTTGTAATTGGTTTACAAGGTGGATTTAACGGACAAGACCCAACTATTTCAATTAAGAAGGGTTCTGATATCGCTGGTTCAAACACTCAAGGATTTGATTGTTCTGCTTCAACTGCAAGTGGTTCAGTAGCATATGCAAAAGCATTAAACGCTATTTCTAATCCAGATGAGTTTGATATTAACTTATTAGTAACTCCTGGTATTGTAAGACAATTCCATCCTTATGTAGTAACTAAAGCAATTGATGTTTGTGAGGCTAGAGAAGATGTATTCTATATTGCTGATTTTGCTGGTGCTGATGCAACAATTGCAGAAGTAGTAGAGCAAGCATTAGGAGAAGATACAAACTATGCAGGTACTTACTATCCATGGATTAAGACTGTGGATGTAAACACAAATAAATTAGTGACAGTTCCACCTTCAGTATTAATGGCGGGAACTTTCGCACAAAACGATAGATTAGGTGCTGAATGGTTTGCACCAGCAGGTTTGAATAGAGGTGGTATTGCTGGAGCTGTTCAAGTAGTTAATAGATTAACTCAATCAGAAAGAGATACATTATACGAAGGAAAAGTAAACCCAATTGCGGCATTCCCTGGACAAGGTATTAGTGCATTTGGACAGAAAACTTTACAAGATACTGCATCTGCTTTAGATAGAATCAATGTAAGAAGATTGTTAATTAACTTGAAAAAGTATGTAGCATCTACTTCAAGATTCTTAGTATTCGAACAAAATACTGCACAAACTAGAGCTAAGTTCTTAAATACAGTAAACCCTTATTTAGAGAGTGTTCAACAAAGACAAGGTTTATATGCATTTAGAGTGGTTATGGATGAATCAAATAATACACCGGATGTAATCGATAGAAACATTTTAGCTGGTTCTATCTTCTTACAACCTGCTAAAACTGCTGAATTCATTACAATTGATTTCAACATTTTACCAACAGGGGCAACATTTAATGTATAATTTGAATAAAGTAATATTTATATAAAAAGAATAACATAACATGGCAGAAGTATTAGAATTTAACGAGATGTTCTATACGAATTTCGAACCAAAAATGAAACATAGATTCGTTTTTGAAGTAGACGGAATTCCTTCATATTTAGTAAAAGCTGGTAATAGACCAACTTTACAATTTGAAACAGTAGTATTAGACCATATCAATATAAAAAGAAAGTTAAAAGGTAAAGGTGATTGGCAAGATTTAGAAATCACTTTGTACGACCCAATCGTTCCATCTGGAGCACAGGCGGTAATGGAGTGGGTAAGAGCATCTCACGAATCTTTAACAGGTAGAGATGGATACGCAGAATTCTATAAGAAAGATGTGGATTTCTATATGTTGGGTCCAGTTGGTGATAAAATTGAACAATGGAAATTAAAAGGAGCATTTATCTCTCAAGCTAACTTCGGTGACTTGGATTGGTCAAATGCTACGGATCCTGCATCAATTGCAATCACTTTAACTTATGATTACGCAATCTTAGAATTCTAATAACTCTCAATATAAATTCAAAGGGGAATATCAGAAATGGTATTCCCTTTTTTTGTCATAAATCATTGATTTTCAATAAAAAATTTTAAAAATATTTGATAAAAGACTTGGAAATCTCAAATCTTTTTACTACCTTTATTATGTAATCAAAAGAGATAAACATTAAAAGATAAAAGATATGTCAACTGAAATTTCCCACCGCGATTCTTTAATTCAACTTTATTCTGATTACCATAAGGATGCTTATGGATATCGCCCCACTTACAACTATTCTCTCTTAACAACGGAGGAGTTGGAGGCTGATTATGAGACATTCGGTCGTATTTGTAAGGAGAATGCCGAAGAAGAGGCTAAGGCTGAGAAATTGGCGATTGTGAAATTTAATGAGACCGTTAAGAAGATGGTTAAGATGGGTGCTAAAAACACCAAAACCGCCCTTCGTTGGATTTGTGAGGCTGGAGTTGAGGAAGATGGTTGGGATATGGATTATTTTCTATGGAAGATGGGTATTTCCAAATATACCTCAGAAGGTTTGGTAATTCACAATAAATTATTACCATTTTGGAGAAAAGCTCTAAAATAATTACGAAAAGTCTTGGAAAATCCAAACTTATTTAGTACCTTTATTATGTAATCAAAAGAGATAAGATATGAATATTAATGAATTAAACTTAACGGAATTAGAATCAAAAACCCTTTCAACCTTTATTGATTGTTTATATGCTGAACCGGGTTTCTCCGATGTGGATGTAAACGATATTAGTGAATGTACTGGTATTTCTACTAAAACAATTAGAGGAGCTTTAGGTTCTTTGGTTAAGAAAGGTTTTGTTACCATTAACACAAATGATAGTGGTTATGATATCATCGATTTGAATACTAAGTATTGGTATTTAGTGAATGAAAGTTGGGCCGAAGAGGCTAAAATGTATCTTTAATTGTAAAATTTTTTAAACTTTAAAATATAAAATATTATGACTTATTCAGAATTATCAAACTTATCAGTAGTAGAATTACGAAACATCAATCAGATTGTTGTTGATTTAATTAAGCAAAAGCGTACCATCGAAGCACTTCAAAAGAAAGTGGGTTTACAAGTCGGTATGAGTGTTAAAGTGAATCATCCTAAATTGGTTGGTAAAGAGTTATTCGTTAATAAGATTAGCCGTACCAAAGCTACCCTAAGTGTAAAGAGTGGAGCTTGTTACAATGTTCCGATTTCAATGATTGAAATGCTTTAACCATAGTTTTATAAAAATCTGAAATATATATACTTATATACAAACAAACAATAAGTTATTATGTCAGAACAACATTACGATTTCCCAACGGAGGTTATTAGTTTACCATCGGAAGGAAAAGGATACCCAGAAAACAATCCTCTATCAAAAGGTACTATTGAAATTAAGTACATGACTGCAAAAGAAGAGGAAATTTTAGCATCTCAAAATCTTATTAAAAAAGGGGTAGTATTAGATAAATTATTCGAATCTATCATCGTAGATAGAAACATAAACCCAAACGATATTTTAGTTGGTGATAAAAATGCTATTATGTTAGCAACTAGAATTTTAGCATACGGCCCTCAATATGAGATTGAAGTGTATGATTCAGCGGATGAAAAAAGAACTATTGAAATCGACCTATCAAAGGTAAGAACAAAAGATATTGATACATCTCTTTTAAGAGCTGATAATCGTTATCAATTTACAACTCCATCTGGTCATAAATTGGTTGTAAAACTTCTTACACATGGGGATGAACAAAAAATAGATGAGGAAATTAAGGCTTTATCTAAGTTCAATAAATCAGGAGTAAGTGCAGAATTAACAACTAGATATAGATATATTATCGTAGAAGTCGATGGGAAATCTGATACAAAAAGTATTGTAGATTTTATCAATAATAAATTTATAACAAGAGATACAAGAGCTTTCAGAGAATATCTTAAAAATATAAGCCCTGATGTGGCTATGGAGTATGAATACGAAGATCCAGAAAGTGGAGAAAAGGAGGTACGCCCGATTCCAATGGGCGTAGGGTTTTTTTACCCTTCCATCTAACCATTCTATCATAATTCATAGTCAAATATTTGAATTATGTTATTATGGTAATGGGTTCACACAGGCAGATGTATATAGAATGCCTGTACATCTTAGAAACTTTTATTATAACAAATTATTGGATGCTAAGAAAAAAGAAAATGAAAAGGTTTCTAATTCAACCGCTCCAAACATGGCAAAGCCACCATCTAAAGTGAGAGTTAATAAATAACTCTCATTTTAGTTTATATAATATTTATAATTGATAAAACATATTCATACATGAAACTTACAAAAAACGAATCTATATTGTTTAAAGAAACTCATAATAAATGGTTGAATGAGAGTAATTTTTTAGCGAGATTATTTGCAACCAAAGTAAAAAGTGCTATTCAAAACGATAAAGATCTTAAAAAAGCTGTCGAAGATGCTGATAAATCTGTTGAAAATGTAAGAAAAACAATAGAATCAAATTTAGATAACGATAGAGATCAAGTTAAAAAATGGATTTCTCCAGAAGTGAGAAAATATTTAGGATTTGATTATTAATACCAATCTTTTATAATAAACAATGTCGCATTCAGAATCACAACAAGAATATAATGAATTGCTTACGATGACTCAATCATTGTTAGGTAAGATACAAAACGATCTAGATTCGTTGAATGAAGCAACTGATGGAAGAAACAAAAAACTTTCAGCACAAATTGATTTAACAAAAGATGTAATCAAAGGTATTCATAGTGAAAAAGATTTGCAGGCTGCTATAAATCTAATATTACAAAATAATAATAATTTAAACACCAAAAACTTTGGAGTAAATCAAAAATTATTAAAGGTATTTATGGCTCAAACTGCTGCTTTACAAGGAGTATTGCACAAACATGAACAGGCACATAAAATATTAGATAAGGTTTATAGTATAACCGATGGGGTTAAAGATAAGTTTGAAGATATGTTCCAGGGTATTCATGATGGGTTACATCATTTACCACTAATAGGAGAATATTTGGCAGAAGCATTTCATCCTCTTCAAGAAAAGATGAATAGAATGTTTAGTGTTGTTGCAGAGAAGTTTAAGATGGGATTCGGTAAAGCATTTACTGATTCAATAGCAGGTGGTAAAAGTTTTGCAACATCAATTGTTAGTGGTATAGGAGGAGGATTTAAACAAGCATATGGAGCGGCTAGTAGATTTGCGGGGCTATTAGGGCCAATTGGAATTGGTATAGTAGCTATTGCAGGTGCATTAGCATTATCGTATCATAGATTTCATGAAATAGAAGAGGCTGCAAATCAATTCAAACAAACAACTGGTTTGGCAACTGCTGATATGCATGAATTGGAACATACAGTTCAAGGTATTGCTAATCATTATGGAAAGATAGGTGTAAGTGTAGCAGATGCAAGTCAGTATATGCAAGACTTTACCGACAATACCGATGATTTAGTTATTCCATTAGAGAGTACTGTTGCATCAATGGCCGTATTAAATAAGAACTTTGGTGTACTTTCTGATGAAGGTGCTAAAGTTAATAAGGTGTTTCAGAATATGGCTCAGCTAAATGAAACACAGGCTCAATTTTTAGTAAACTCCGTTACTGAAATGTCTAACTTAGCAGGAGTAGCTCCTAATAAAGTTATTAAAGATATTGCAGAAAATGCGGCAACATCCTATAAATATTTTAAAGGTAATCCAAAGGAATTAGCAAAAGCGGCTGTATATGCGGCTAAAATGGGAGCTTCTTTGGAGGATATGAATAAATCAACTGAAAAACTTTTAGATTTCGAACAAAGTATGACAGATGAATTAGAAGCATCTGCATTATTGGGTACGAATATAGATATGTCAAGAGCAAGAGAGTTGGGATATGCAGGAGACCAATTAGGAATGCAAAAAGAAATTACGAAACAATTAGCTAACATAGGAGATATAAATAAATTATCTGCATATGAAAAAGAAGCATTAGTAAATTTAACCGGTCAAGAATTAGATTCATTAGTCACTCAACAAAGATTATATAATAGATTTGGTGAGATGGATGAAAAAAGAATGCAAGCTGCAAATGAATTATTAGGAGCAGGTGTAGATATAAATGATATAAGTGAAGAAGAATTAGAAAAACAAACCGAAAGATTGGCAAAGCAAGAAGCTATGCAAGATATGATGACCCAAATGGGAAATAGATTATCTGCGATTGGAGGAGCATTAACAGATGTATTTACACCTGTTGCTCAACTTTTTGTAACAGGTTTAACTGCGGCAGTGAAAGTGCTTAGTGCGGTGTTAATTCCTACTTTTCAAATGTTAGGAAAAGCAGTTGCAATTGCATTTTGGCCATTGAATAATGCAGCGCATTTATTCAAAGAATTAATAGGATATGTAAAAGAATATTATGATTATATTGTTGCAGCCGGTGTTGGTGCAGGTATAGTATTAGCTATTACAAATAGACAAGCTATTGCAGAAGGAGCTGTAAATACCGCTAAATTTTTAGGAACGCAATTATCAAAAGAAGGTTGGTTGTATAGAACATATGAGACTGTTGCTACTTGGGCTACTACAACTGCTCAAACTGCTTTAAATGCGGTTTTATTGTTTGCAAAAGGAATAAAACAACAAGGATTGCTTGCTACAATAGCGGATATGGCAGCAAGTGCGTACGCTTCAGTTGCAAAAATTCCATACATTGGACCTATTTTAGGTGCAGCCGCTGCAGCAGGTGCGTATGCATTAGGTAAATCATACTTTTCAAAAGCCGGAGACGTTTATTCACCTGCTGATGGTAAAACGCAAATATCAACAAAAGAAGGCGGATTATTTGAATTATCTCCAAACGATGATGTATTAGCTGGTCCTGGTTTAGGAGAAGCTATGAAAAATAAAGAAGGAGTTAGTGGTATAATTGCAACAGCCGGTGGAGAAGCGGGAGGAGCAGTTGCTGGTATGGTTAATTCTATGATTGCTGAAATTAGAGGTTTAAGAAGTGATTTGGCAAGTGGAAAGGTTGCGGTTTATATGGATGGAAGAAAGGTTACCGCAGCAGTTGCAACTAAGGTAAATGAGGATCCAACAACAACGAAACGATAATCATGGGTAAAACAATATTAGAATTATTTAATTCATCTAAATTAGTCAAACAAATCCCTCAAAGCAAACCTACAACGGGTTACGCTGATGATAGCGAATTTCTTATTGATAGAAAAAACAGATTGGGGGCAATGGCTGAAAAAATGTTTGACCCAAAAACCGAAACTTTATTAGAACAAGAATTAAGTGGATTAAGACCATATAGATTAGTAAACGAACCCGCTTTATACGGAACTGAAATTATTAGAATTGGAACTCAAAAAACATCGGATGTTGATGCGATGAAGCAATCTAAAAATCCAGATGCACAAATCAGTTTAGGAAAGATAGGAAAATTTATTCAAAAGGTTGGTGATAAAGTAAATAAAACATTAGGTATTCCTCAAAATGTATTTCCTACTTATGTAATTAATACCAAAGAGTTTAAAGAATCAAAGACTCCCAATAAAATGATTACATTGGGAAACATAACTCGTGATGCTAGAGGAACTGCATTGGGTAGATATTTAAAATCAACGGGTGCTGGAACTCCTAACCAAATTGCAAAACAGGCAGTAGGTCAGGGAATTAACATAGGTAAAGGATTTATTAGAAATATATTAATAGGTGATAAAGAAGTTCCGGTAACTTCTGGTAGTTTAGATAATTTTAATCAAAAATATTATTATTCAGAAGGTGAGTATGAAGGAAGTTATACATACTCAATGAGACAAGCGACTCTTGCAGATTCAAAAGCTTCATATGATTTAAAAGTTGTATCTATTACAAATGGATTAGATAGAGCCGAAAATGGAGGTGTGTTTGGAAATGCATTAAGATTTGCAAATAAATCAACTTATGCTTTTAGATTATCGGATGCCGATTCACATAAAAAATTTGGAGAACCTACTCAAATACAATTATTAGCTACATATAACACTCCTAAAAAAGAGGGTAGAAATATGGGCCCGTATGGTACTGATGGTAGACAGATAGATAATCAAATCGGAGGATTGTTAAAATCTCAAAATGGTTTATTAAATTTTATCAGACCTAAATCTTTGAACAGAGATAATTGGAAAAAGAATAAATACTCAACTAATACTTCTAAAAAATCATATCACGGAGGAGGTGATACTATAAACTCTGATAAATTAGATAAAAAAAGAGGATTATTTTCAATTAAAGATGTAATAAACCAAACCGGTAGATTTACGGAAGCAGAATTAAAAACTATAAAATATAATGGAAAAACAATAGATCAAGTTGATTTAGTTCCATTAAGATTTCAAAAAATAAATGATGGTTCAGCAGTATATTTTCGTTCATTGGTAACTGGGTATAGTGAAACATTTACACCAGAATGGGAAAGTAGTAGGATGTTGGGATCACCATTTAATTTTTATAGTTATACTTCGGTTGAAAGAAAACTACAATTCAGTTTGAAAGTTTATGCAATGTCTCAAGTTGAATTAGTAATGATGTGGAGAAGATTGGAATACTTAGCACATTGTACATATCCATATGCTTATAACAATGGTATAATTGAGCCAACTTTATTGAAATTTACATTTGGTAACATTTATACTAATAAAGCATGTTTCTTAGATTCTTTAACATATACAATTGAAGATGCTGAAAATCTTTGGGAAATAGGTGGTAAACAAATAAAAATTGGAGATGGAAGATTTGAAGATTCATTTAATGGTCAATTTCTTATGGGAGAAAATAATGATAAAGCATTATCCATTAATAAAAAAATTGGTGGTTCATATGATACATTAAATATGGATTGGATTAAAGAGAGTGAAAACGAAATTATTAAGAAAAACGGAAATTCTTATATCAGTAATATAGCGAATAAAACAAATAAAATAAAAGTAAATACCGGAGCTGTAAATATGGATAACTATAAACTTCCTAAATTTATTAATGCAAGTATTGGTTTAACATTTATTGAAAGTAAATCTACGACTCAGACTAATATCTATGGATATGGTAAAAAATAAAAGAATAGAGTTAAAATGAGATATAATAAACAAAATATTAAAAAATTAGCAAATGGTAAAAAAGTTTTAAAAACTTCTATACCTAAATCTATTCCTAAAAAAGATGATGATATATACATTATAACACAAGAAACTGATAGATTAGATTTATTAGCTAATGAGTATTATGGTGATAGTAAATTGTGGTGGATTATAGCAACTGCAAATAATATTAATGGAGTAAATATTGGATTAGATGGTGGAATACAATTAAGAATTCCAAAAAATAAATTTGATATTTTAAATAATATATAAATTATATGGCGTTTCCTTTTTATAAAAGTATAGATAGTTTTATTGTAAATGAATTAAGAAAGAAAACTCCTGAAAATAATATTCAGTTATCTAAATTAGTGCCTTGGATAAAAGCAACTTCTAATTTAGGTGGACAATATACAATAGGAACTGATTCATATTCAACTTTATTTGATGGTTCATCTACGGATGGATATAAAAATTTAGCTGGATCAGAATGGAAGTTTAGACCTAATCCAATCATAACCGATTTTGCAATTGATTTTGCAAGTAGAGGAACATTGAGAAGAGGAACATTAAATATAAAATGTTTTTCTCCTGACCAATTGAGTTTAATGCAACAATACTTTTTAGAACCTGGTATAAGTTGTTTTATACAATGGGGATGGAATTATTCTCTTTCATCTGGAAAAACAATAGGCCCGGTTGATGCTAATGCTGCTAATGTAAACTTATATAATAGAAATGCTCAATCTCTATTAGATATCCGACAAAAAAATAATGGATGTTATGATAATATGGTTGGTATTATTACTGGTGGAGAATCAACTATCGAAGGTGATGAATTTAGTCTTCAAGTAAAAATAGCATCAATGGGTGAAATACTTTTTGGAAGAACATCTGAACCCGTTGCTAAAACCGATGAAAAAGTTGAAGCATTAACATATGATCCTGCAAAGATGTCTGATTATATGCTTTCAAAAAATACTTCCTTAAATTTTGCATATTTTTTCAATCAAATGCCAGAAGAATTGAGAACTCAACAAATATTGGCAATTGAAAAAGAATTTAATCCAGATTCGGATTTTTTAAATTATAATGAATCCATAGTTGAGGAAGCTAAATGGGAAACTACTGAAGGATGGTTTAGTGGTGATTTAACTTTTAAAGGAGTAAACTTTGAAGCTACTGATGCGGAAAGCCCTATTAATGGAAATAAATTTATTAGTTTTTCCGCTTTTATTAAATTGTTAAATCAAACAAGAGTAAAATTTAGTTCTCAAGGAGCAGTAGATGTTGAAATAGATATAAAAGATACATATATAAGTTCGTTTCCTGGAATATTTTCAACTTCAGAAGAACTTTTCATTCCAAATAAAGAATCATATAATTATTTGGGTGATATGGAAATATTAAAAGCAGCCGGAATAACATCCGGTGGTGTTTTGGATACATCCATAAATGGTCGAAGTTTTCCTAAAAAGAATGCAACTGTCGTAAAAACCGAAGATGGTAGTGTAACATTGGCGGCTAATACTCATGGTTGGATTGGTGATATCTATATAGAAAATAATATGGCAATGGATGCGTTGAAAAATCAAACAACGCCCGTTAAAGAAATATTAGATGGGCTTTTAGATAAATTATCGGATGCAGTAAATGGATTTTGGCAATTTCAAATCAGAGAAGATAAACCTGGAACAGGTGGAGCTAGAATGTTAATAACTGATGCCAATTTAACTAATGTTAGAAATGGTAAAGAAGGTGCTAATATTGAAACATTTGATCTATATGGCCCTAATAGTTTTTTTATGGATGCAAACTTTGGGTTGGATATTCCAAAAGCTATGGCGGGTAAAGTTTTTATGGAAAAATCAGTTGCCACTTCTGGTATAGAAACAACCGATGAATTAACAACCGGTTTATTTTCTAATCAAAAAGATACTATTCTAACAAGAATGACTCCGGTTGAAATAAAAAAATCAAAAGAAAATGCAGCTAAAACTGCGGATGATAAAAAGAATCTATGGGTTGAATTTAGAAGAAATGTTAGATTATTAATAAACCCTAAAAAAACAGATGTGAGTGATATAGAAGAAGGTAATATGGATGAGTGGGCTATTTGTGGACAATATCTGAATAAAAGAAAGTTTAATGAAATTAAAGGAACTGATGTATATGGCGGAGGGAAAGAAGTTTATACTGGTAGAACTTTGCCTGTATCATTTACTTTTAAAGTTTTAGGAATGAGTGGATTTCAAGTTGGTCATCTATTTAGAATTAACGGATTACCTAAACAATATTCAACCGGCAAAGGAGCATTTCAGGTGGAAGAAATCAAACATTCAATTGATGGTACTAGATGGGAAACTGAAGTTACTGCAAAATATAGACCTTTTTATAAATAATGATACAAATAGAAAACTATAAGAAACTTAATAATATCCCTATAAAAAATAGGCCTCCTAAGAGTTATTTCCCAAATCCAACTCAATATGATTATAACATTGGATTTATTAAACGATATTTTACTCAAAGAAGAGGTACAACTGGTTCTCCTATTTTTGAAATAAATGCAGATTCGTATTCGGATTATTCAAATACTGATTATTGGAATGGAGTTGAAATTAATTGGAAAATAGTTGGAAACTTAGAAGATAAGTATATGGATGACGGCACTTATATTCCTTCTATTAAAACCATTAATAGATTGGCAATAACTGAAGCATCTAAAAAATTACCAGATATTGAATTATATTTAGTTAATTTATCTCAATTTTATAAGTGATTAAACTCATAGATAGATTTGGTAAATTAAAATAATTGTAGTATATTTATAATTAAACAAAAGTTATACACATTAATGTTATGGCAAATTTCAAACATCTAACGGATTTAGAAATCCAACAAATGACCTTCGATTGGAGGTATAAAGGTTTTACAGTTTTAGAATTACTTACCGAAGAAGAGTGTGATGAAGTAAATGCAGAATTAGAAAAATTGCGTTTAGAAAGACAAAGCACTACAACCGAAGATGGTAATCAATGGGGAGAATGGGATCCATTTGCTTACCCACATAAAATCTCAGAAAAATTAGAAAAATTATTTGTTCATCCAAAAATCATTGAGGCATGTGAGTTCTTAATGGAAGGTGAAATTGTAGGTATGCAAACTTGGGCATATTTTAAACCACCTGGACAATTAGGTAGAGACCAACATCAAAATGCATTCTACACCGGTTGTGGACACAATGAAATTATCAACACTGCATTAGCATTAGATAATCACGATCCAGAGAATGGTGCGGTATGGAACTATGAAGGTTCACATAGATTGCCGGTTTTACCAATTGAAGTGGATGAGGAAAGAACAAAAACAAATCCAACATTTTGGAGAAACGAAAGAGGTAAACCTTGTGTAATGCCAGAGGGACATGATTTCCGTAAAGTAGAAGGATACTTAAGAAAGGGACAAGTGGTATTATTGCATTCACATTGTGTACATGGTTCAGAACCAAATAATTCTCAAAGATTCAGAAGAAACTTTTTAGGAGGTTATTTGAAGAAAGGTGCGTATTTCAATCAAGGTTCACATATGAAAAGAGAACCAATTGAATTAAAACCTTTGCAAGAAAAATATTGGAATTCTTAAAAATATTTTGTATATTTGTTTCCTATGGTAAAATTCGTGGAAAACAAACATACTGGAAAAGAGTTCCTAAAAAAATACACTTCTGAAAGAAGTGTAATATTTCCACTATTTAAAAATAGAAAAGAGCACCCAAAGTTGAATAGACTATTGGGTGCTTTTGTTTTTATAGAAGATGATTGTTATGTTCTTATGAATGGACATAATGATTGTTTAGATGTTCCATTAGAAGTATTAACACATGGAACGGCCCCTAAATTTATCTTTGATAGTAAATGGTTTATTCATCAAATGGAATTACCAAATTATCAAAGTATCGATGTTTTATACCATCTTAATCAGTTTAAATCTTATGAGTATGATATGATGTATCATAATTTCACAAAGGGTTATAAAGATAAAGATGATTTAAGTTTTGTACCAATCAGTATTATACTCAAAGGTATAGTAGATTTTGTAAATGAAAACCTTAAGTATGCTAATACGGAGGGGGTTGGGGGTTACGACTACTACAATTCCTTAGTCCTACCGGAATTCAAAAAAATTGAGAGTAATGGTATCCCAACAACTTATGGATATGAGTATTCCCTATACAACAACTTTACAACAACTGGAAGACCATCAAACACTTTTGGAGGAACAAACTATTCGGCTCTAAACAAATCAGATGGTAGTAGAGATTTCATCGTAAGTAAAAATGGTAAGTTGGTTCAGTTCGATTTTGATGGATACCATGTTCGTCTGATAGCTAAGATAGTGAATGAGGTTATCCCCGAAGATTCCGCACATGAATGGTTAGGTAAACAATATTTTGGGAAAGAGGAATTAACCGATGAGGATTATGGGAATAGTAAGAAGTTGACATTCCAACAATTATATGGTGGGATAGATGCGGAGAACTTAGAAATTCCATTCTTCAAAAAAACGGATGAGTTCATAAAGAAGTTATACAAAGATTTTTTAATCAATGGTTATTTGGAAACAAAGGTTGGTAAAAGAATACCATTCCAAAGGATAGATAATCATAACCCACAAAAGGTGTTTAATTACTATTTGCAGGCCCTGGAGACCGAAACCAATACTTATGTTATCCGTAAGCTAAATCGTTTGTTAGAGGGGAGAAAAACGAAGTTGGTCTTATACACTTATGATTCGTTTCTATTCGATGTAGATAAGGAAGAAGAAAGTTTGATAGAGGGAATTACAAACATATTAGATAGAGTATCACCTACCGATATGATTATGGATTATAGTTATGGAAATATTTAATAATATGGAAGGATTACGAAAAACGGGATATCATATAGGAAAATTTGAGGAAATATTTTCAACCGAAGAAATCGATTTTTTAAAAGTGATTACTAAAGAGATTTCTAAACAATTTAAAAATGGAGATAATGTAGAATGTAAAACCCAACATACGGGTGGTGTTCATATGTATCCATTTTATAAAGAGGAAACTTACATTCATCCATACAATGATTTGGAAAAAATAGATTCCTTTATGGAAGAAAAAGGACTAAAGATTTTTCAAAGATGGAAGAATTTAAAAGGTGGAGTTCCGTTTGAAGGTGGTGTTAAATTGGCGGAATTGTTGAGTAAAGTTAAGATGGATATCGTAAATCAATGTTATGGTGAATTTGGATTTGAATCAACAAGTTTAAATTTGGGTGGAATGGGTACGATTGCTATGTATGAAAAAGGTGATAAACAACCTCCACACTTTGATGCTGGTAGTGAGAAAACTCTATATGGTATTATTTTTTATCTAACACCTGAAGAGGACTGGAATGAGGAAATGGGTGGTGAATTTTTTATAAATTATAATGAAGAAAAGGTGAAGCCGATATTTGGTAATTATGTGATATTGGATTTCGTTGATAATCTGATTGAACACCAGGTATTGGAATTAATTGGAGATTATAAACGATATACAATAATCTCATTTCCTTCTATACTCAATAATGGAGAGAAGGATACTCTGAATTTTTTGAAATATAAAAAAAGTAAAGAGGTTTTTATCCCTTAGGTCTCTAAAAAAATTGACTTACGGAAATATTTAATACTTATATAGTAGAAAAAAGTATTAAAAGATTATAGATGAAAACACAGTTACTATGTACATTTGCGGAAACGGAGAATTTACAAGATATCCTACAAAAAATTAGAGAAAATTATAAAATTGTATATAACTACATTTATGTTTTACAAAATAAAACTAACATAGATGAGTTATATATTACTTATAATATCGATGTAGAGTTTAAACCAGATATCCAATTGGCAAACACTATATTAGTTCATAGAAAAAAACAATCCAATTCTCTTTATACCATAAATGCTTTAAATCAATTGATTAAAGAAGAAAATGGTGGTGTGTTGGATACAAGTTTTTCTTTGGATTGGGAAAAATTTAAAAATTGTATTATCCTAACAGGAGCAACTGGTATAAGAAAAATACCAACAAGAATATTTCAAAAGATTGAATTCAACTAATAAATCAGTATGGCCGAAATCAAAAAAATAATAGAAGAAATCCTATTAGAACATTCAGTAGATTATCCTATACCTTCTTTAAATGATAAGGAGCAAATAGATAATTTAATGGATTGTTGTGATAGATTAGGATATTCTGAATATAAACAAATAATTTCAGAAACATTCCTAAATAAAACTCCTATTAAAAATACACCTATCGTTAAAACGCCGATAGTAGAAGAAATTAAAGAAGAAGTTCCACAACCTAAAGTAGAAGAACCTATTGAAGAAGAGGTTGTTGAAACTATTATAGAAACTCCATCTTTTAAGTTGGAGTATATTACTATTGATCAATTATTAGAATCACTTTTAATTGAAGAAGAAGGTAAGGGAGAATCAAAAGAATTTCCTGGTAAATATCATTTAGGAGGTGGATATTATTCATCTAAACAGGGTGGTGATGCTCAATTCAAAAATGATAATGGTAATTTAAGACCAGTTACTCCAGAAGAAAAAGCTGAGTTTGATAAAAAAGCGAGCGGTGGAGAAGAGCAAAAGCCGGAAGAAAAACCTACGGAGAAACCGGTAGAAAAACCTGAAGTTAAACCAACTACACCAACTGCTGAAAAACCTTCTACTTCTCAACAACCAACGGAACAACCTGTTGTAAAACCGGAAATGAGTCCAGAGGATAAACAAAAAGAAGATAGAATAAAAAATGAACCCGAAAAAGTATTAAATGATCCGGAAGCTAGTGCTAAAGATAGAGCAAGAGCTAGAGCATTCAAATCTGAAAAGGATAATTTAAAAACAAGAAGAGAGAATGATCCAGAATATCAAACTGAATTAAAAAAAGATGTTCAAACTAAACTCACTGATATTTCAAAAGAATTAAGAGACCAAACTGATAGTGATGGTAATAGATTGGATTCTGAAATAACTGAAAATGGTTCTATACTAATTGGAGTTGAACATGGAGATGATACCGAAACTACTAAAAATATTATAGATAAAATAACATCCCTACCAAAAGATGCAAAAGTTGTATTTGTAGGTGAGGGTGGTTCTTCATATGATGAAAATGGTAGAATAGAATTTAACGGAGAACAAAAAGAAATTAGAGATGCTTATATGAATCATTTTGATTCTCCAAAAGAAGAAAGTTGGGATGAAAATGCTGATATAACGGATTCTGATTCACAAGTGTTTGAACATATTGCTAATACTTTTGGAGGAGATAAACAAAAAGCAATGGCATCGATTTGGACTAATATGGTTGGTCAGGGAGATGATTTAAATGCTGAAGATTATCTAACCGATGAAACTAAACAATGGATAGTTGATCAAGCTAAAAAAGGTGGTAGTGATGAATTTAATGAAGATATAGATTGGAATAATTTATCATTAGAACAAAAAGAAGATTTATATCAATTAAATTATAGAGATGACCAAAATTATGGTGAAACTGAATTATCAACTGGTCAAAAAGCATATAATGATTTTAGACAAAAAGAATTAGATAGAAAAATTAAAGAAATCGAAAAAACCGGTGGTATTGCTATTGCTACTATGGGTAATTCTCATGTTGCTGGGTGGAGAGAAAGAAATGCCCCTAAAAAGGATACATTTAATCCATCATCATTAAGAACATTGGGGAAAGAAATGCCAGAAGCGGATAAAGATGTTTTTAATAAAAGTTCTGATATAAATAAAA